GTATGAGCAAGGTGAACAATGAGGACTTCGAGCCCGCGTCAGCCGTGCAGGTTCAGAATGTGTTGTATATTGCAACAGGTGAGGATGAAGTTCAGAAGTACGATGGCGCAACGGTTTACCGCGCTGGAGTGCCTACCCCTGGTCCTATTACCTCGAGCGATACCCTAGATGCTGCTGGCTTCACTGGCCGTAACTACGTCCACAAGGCTCGGTTTATTCAAGTAGACGCTGCTGGGAACTCGACTGAAGGAAACCTTGTAACGGTCGGAACTCCGATCAATACCGAGCACGTTGCGATCATTAAAGGCAACCAGACCCTCACCAATACGATTCTGGTCGATGCCGGGCACAATATCATCGCCGGAGACACGGTTGAGTTCTTTGATACAGTAAGCGCGGGTTTGGTAACTAGAAATATCACTGGAACCACTACAGGCTCTATTACGGTCTCTGGTGCTGCAGTAACGGTTACGGACGCAGACGAGATCCGTTCGACTAATGCTCGCCGAATTGACGTGACGGTAAGCGATCTACAGACTGCAGGGTTTAACATTGGCTGCGCGATTGTAAACGGCGCTCAGGGGGTGTTCCCAGCTTCTTCGGTTACGACGATTAACGTGGATGATGGCTCTAGTGGGCCTCATACCCTTAAAGCCGGAGATACTGCCTACTTTTACGACGCTCTCTCCGCTGCGTATGTCGAACGGGAGATTACAGCCGTTGGAGCAAATACAATCACCATTGCTGGCGCTGGTGTTACAGTTGCGGATAACTCTGTCATTTCAGCAAATCTGAGAATTGGCATCTACCGAAATGAAACCTCTGCTACCGCTCCTGTCACTTGGTACGAGCTGGTTCAAATCCCGAATAACGCTTTTGCAGCAACGCAAGTCTATGCAGACCTGACTCCAGACGCGAGTCTTGGCGTTGAGCTGATTCTGCCTCTGACGGACCGATCACCACCACCTAAAGCCAGGTATCTGACTACGTTCCAGAATCTACTAATCGCCGCTTGCCTGTCTGGAAAGCCTAATGTCGTGGCTTGGTCTGACGTGGAGGGCGCTGAATACTTCCCGACCCCTGACAATCAAGAGCTGGTCCAGAATCTTGACGGCGACCGGATTACGGCCATTGCTCCATCGAATGACATTCTAGCAGTATTTCAGAAAGAGGCTGTTCACGCTATTTCTGGCGACCTTGGAAACGCAAACTACCGGATTGAACAAATCACTAACGATATTGGATGCATCGCGCATCAGAGCGTGCGGGATATTCGCGGCGTGATCTTCTTCCTGTCTAAGATTGGACCCCGGAAGATGAGCGGAGCGCAGATCCCTACGGCTCTGGGAACGTTTGAAGACGTTCCGCTCGTAAGCCGTATTGACCCTCTGTTTAATCAGTCAGCTACGACTGACGATGAGGTTTTATTCAGGCTTCAACGGGCATGGGGTTTCCACGACCGAAGTAGGCAGGCGTACCTGCTTTTTGTTCCTAAAGAGACCGTAACGGGTGGAACTCGCTATTGTAATTCTGGGTCTGTGCTTTTGGTCTATGACTATGCTCGAGATGCTTGGCTGAAATGGGAAGGCATTAACGCTGGAGCTGGGATCGTAAAGTATTACGACGATGTAATCTATACAGAGCGCGGGATTGACGAAGTAGGGGCACTTCGCACTATTTCCTGGCGTCGTCAGGATACTGACACTTCTTACGACTATAACGACCACAACCAGGCCATCACGTTTACCTATAAGAGCCCATGGGACTTCTTTGGTGAGGCTTCGGTCTTGAAGAATTATCTGATATTGCGAGTGTTTACGACGGATATTGTTCCGAACAACTTTACACTAGACTGTGAAACAGAGCTTAACTTTGTTCCGAACAATCCCATTTCTGAGTTTACGCTTAACGTCGGCGCTGACGGGTATGGCGTCACGCCTTATGGTAGTTTCTACGGGGATCCTCAGGATAGCTCAGTGAAGCATAAGATCTCCAACGGTCGGGCAAAGTCGATCCGAATGATCTTTAGGAACGACGAGCCTCAAACAGACCTTGTGATTACCGGCTATGAGTTTGAGGTAGCCACACCGTACAAACCCGCAATTAAGGTCTAATCATGAAGATCCAAAGGCCCAAAAAGTTCAGGGTAGGGTCTACCCCTCAGGAAATTATTCAGTATCTTGAGGTTTTTTTAAATAATACCCTAACCGACGTAACTACGGTCCTTCAGAGGCTTACCTTCAAGGACAACTTTCGATCCTATCAGACTGTGGTTACAATAGAGGCAGGCCAGGAGCTTCCGATCCAGCACAACCTCGGTGTTATCCCCACCGGGAGGCTGATCCTAAAGGCGTCTGGCTATCAGGTGCGCGACGGGGATACAGCTTGGACTTCGGACTATATCTATCTGAAGAATGAAGGCACAGGCGCGGTCACGTTAACCGTGGTAATTTTGAGGTAATTTTATGGCTTATACCGGATACGCTTTAGAGAGATACAAAACGCTAAAAGCAAAAACAAAAGGGAACACTGTTAATCTTCAGGGCTCAGAAGCCCAGGAATACGGAGATTTACTCGCTGGAACGTGGACTGACGAAAAGTGGAATCCTCAAAGTGGATACATGGTTCAAAACACTGGCGGTTCTAGCGCCCCTTCGGCTGGAGGATCCGCGCCAACGTCTGCTTTTCAAAGGGCTTTAGCTGGAGTTCCAGAGGTCCCAAAAATTGATCTATCTGAATTGATTCGCCGTCGTCAGGTCGGCACTCCTGAGTATAACGCTCAAAAGGCCACAATGGCTCTCGGAGAGCAGCGGGCACAGCAAGCAGCTCAGCGCCAGCTTCTTGCAGCACAGGCTAAGTCTGGCGTCCGTGGTGGAGCAGCAGCCGCTCAGCAGCAACGCATGGCAGAGCAGGCGGCTTTGCAGCGTGCAGCGTCTGAACAGGCGCTTGTGGCAAAAAACCAAGGAGAAAGAGAAAAACTTACCAAGCAACAGCAATTTGGAAATGTTTCATCCGATTTAGCAAGAATGCAGTTTGCTTCTGCAGACCTTGGACAACAAAGAGGTGTTGCTGCAGCAAACGCAACTGCAGCCGCTCAAGCAGCAGCAGCGGCAGGTGCAGGTGGGTGTTGTGGTGCAATCGCAGTAACTAGCACGGTTCTTTTAGGTGCAAATGAAACGTATGCTGCAGAGCTCGTGTGGGCATCTAAAACTCCGGGTTATGTAGTAGAAATGACGCATCCTAATGCGTTGCAGTTTGTCAGTGAAATCAAGGCTGCAAGAAAGATCCGCGATGAGTGGTGCTCTGACAGGGAGAAGCGTGGATACTATCGCCTCTCTGAAGCCTGTGTTCCTGCAATTAAGGGCAACAAGTTTGCATCGAAAGCAGTCTATATTACCTTCGTTAAACCCGTTGTTTCGTGCGCTAACGGCACCGCTGGGTTCATATCTCGATTCGCGGTCAAAACGTGGTTTAAACTCTTTGACTTCATTGGCGGAGACAAGCCGTTTACCCGTAGCAACGGGGAGGTGGTCTAATGGCTACGCTTGATGATTTAATTCAAGAGTATCGCAAAAAAGAGCTTATCGACCTTGCTTCGACGGAAGGCAAAAGAGCCACGACAACCAAGACTCGAGAGGAAGCTCCTACTGGTATCGAGGCTCTTAAAACAATGATGGGGCAAGCCGAAACAGAGCTTGGAACCAGAGAAAAAGCTCTTGGCTCGCTGATGGATGCCTCTAAAGCAAAGCCAGAACGGGATCTACTCGCTGAAGCTTTGCTTGCGTTTGCTCCAGCCCTTGTTGGTTATGGCCTTGGCCGCGCATCCGGTGGTGTTGGCATGGCTGAGACTGGTATTGCTGCAGGCGCTCAGGCAGGGCTCTCTGGTTTAGAAAGACTTGAGAAGGGCCGCGAAGAAGAAAAGAAAATGGCCGCAGAGAAGCTCAAACTGCGTCCAGAGTATAAAGCCTATGAGACTGCTGCTGAGAAGGCAAAACTTCTTCAGAAATCTTATTACGATGCTCTTGGCGCTGGTAAGAAAGTCACTGAAACAGACATTCAAGACGTTAATATCAAGAGACTTAAAGAGGAGCAGAAAAAAGCCTCTAAGTCCGACTCTGAAAAACTTGCCAAGCTGAACGACGCAGATAAAGCTGAAGTTAAAGCGTGGACCGAAAAGAAAGTTAAAGCCCGTTCCGTTGGGATTCAGCTTGAATCTTTCAAAAATCAGCTTCTTGATCCTAGTATTCCAATCGAAAACAGAATCAAGGCTGGCGAAGAAATGCTCAAGCTTTTGAATACAGCGGCTAACGAAGCCCCCGATGCGATTCAAAAAGAAGAGGCGATTCGGTTTGGTAGCTTCCTAGAAAACGCAATTATTCCAAGAATTAAACAAGCCGGTAAACTTGTAGGGCGTGATACTGATGCGTTTAATCGTCAGGTTAAGTTGTCCCTGGACCGAGTAAATCGTAATGCTGCTGAATACCAAAAGCAGATTGACGCTATCTATGCGCGACAAGGACAAGCAGCTCCATCTGCTGCCGCTGCGCCGCCTTCGACAAAAGCTCCTAGATCCGCTGCCGATATTCAAAAAGAAATCGACGAACTCGAAAAGGGCAGAAAGTAATGGCTCAAGAAGAAAGCACAGAACAAAGGCTCGCGAAGCTGAGAGAAGAATTGCGTGAGGCTCGCATTAGAGAAGAGAAGCTCGCAAAACTGAGAGAAGAATTGAGTCAAGCTAAAGCTCTTGAGGCTGGAACTCCTTCCCCTACTCCAAGCCCAGAACCTTCTGCTGTCCCTGTAGCTCCAGAGGCGGGCTTGATGGAGCAAGGCGCTGACATTTCTGGTATGCTTTTTAGAAAAGCTACAACTGGCGCTGTTCCTCCGCTTGAGCCGTTATACTTCCAGCCGATTGATGCCGGAATGCACATCATGAACCTCGTCAAAGAGGGGAAATATGATGATGCCAAGGGTTTGATCGAACAAGCTAAAGAAGGCGCGGCCCTTGGCTATATTCGCCAGAAAAAGCTCGAAGCAGAGTCTCCCATCCTGTCTGAAACTGCGGGAATGCTTGGCGCCGGGATTCCTATGGTTGGGCCGGCTGGTGCTGGAGCAAGCGCCGCCGAGAAGCTGATTAGGGGTGGGATGAGGGCTATTCCTCAGCTTGGAACCGAAATTGGAGCAGCTCAGACATTCCCTCAGGCTCTAGGGAAAATTGCAACGACTGGTCTTAAAGCAGGCGCTTTAATGTCCGTTGGCGAAGAAGCTGGCAGAGCTACAGCAGAGGCCGCCGGAGCAAAAGGCGCTCAAGGAACGTCAGCCGATATTGCTACACGAGTCGGACTTGGAACGGCTTTGCCTGCTGTTGCTGGTCCCGCGTTGGCTACTGGCGCAGCCGGAGTCATGCTCGGAAAGAAGATGCTTCAGGAGTGGTCGCTTGGCCCAGCCGGTCAGCGTACTATTCAGATGCTCTTTGGAGTTCCTCCACAGACTCAGAAGGCTTATCTCGCAAATCGAGAGCTGGTTGAGTCTATTCCAAAGAACGAGTCAATCGTTGCTGGGATCGAAGACATTCGGAAGAAGTTAGAAACTGACACAAAGTTAACAGCCTCAGAATTGCAAACCGCTTCAAACGCAGCGGAAAAGTTTAAAAAGGAGATGGATTTAGTAGTTGCGGAAACTGAAGGTGCTCATAAGCGAGAGCTTCAGGCTGCGAATGAACAATTAGCGTTATTGCGAGAAAACCTGAGACTAAAAAGAACTCGAATTGCTCGAGAAGAATTACCAGAGCAAAAACAAGCTCTTCTAGAAGAGCGCGTCAGGCCCGCTGAAAAGCAGGCTGAGCGTATGGAGACTAAGTTTAGATACGAAAAAGAGAATCTCTTAGGGGAGATGAAAAAAGAAGCCCAGAGAGAAACGACTAAGCTTAGAGAAGATGTTCGCACGTTTTCCGCTGGGAAATACGTTAAAGAAATTGAAGATGCGGTTGACCAGATCAAAGCAAAGTCCTCGGAAGCATCTGAACTAGCAATCTCTGAACTCAGCGACGACGAGTTTATTGATAAGGGTTTCATCCTTGGAGCTATTCAAGGAGAAATCAAAAAGGCTATGGCTGGAGGGGCGGCCACTCCAGGAGCTAAAGCTAATTTAAATATGCTGACAGGCATGTTTAGAGCGGTTGAAGAATCTCCAGAAAATCGGTGGCTTGGAACAAAAGTTAAGTCCTTCATTCAAAACATTCAGGAGGATCTTGAGCCCAGCCAAAGAGTTAAATATTCAACTTCGGCCCGTAGAGCACTAGATTCAATTCGCTATCAAGTTAGCGAACATCTTAAACAGACTTTTCCAGAATATGCTGAGAAAATGAAGGATGTTTCTCCATTGGTGAAGTTTGTTAATGAGGTGGCAGCAAAAGAGTTTAGCACTCCTAGAAAAATTGAATCGGCTATTGAGTCGGCTTCGACAAATCCTCGCATCAAAGACTTTTTCGTTAAACTCGAGGAGTTCAGTGGGCGCCCAATTTCTGATATTTTGTCAGAGTTTTATGTAGCACAAGAGGCTGCTAAGCCTGGCCAACTTCAGGCTGCGATTGAACGGCTTCCGTCTGTTATTAAACTCAATCGGCTTCGCAATGACTTGCGGAATACGTTGGACCCTAGAGCACAGGCTCGAATCAGAGCTGAGATCCCTTTTGCAGAGGAAGCTGCGGCAGCTGAGATTGAGCTTGCTCAAGCCAAAGATCCTAAAGTCATTAAAGAGCTTGAAGCACAGCTTCCAGCTATGAAGGCTCTCAGAGAAACTGAGGCCATGATCGACATTGCTCAGTCTTTGGACTTTAACGCTGCGATTATGCGCTCTATTGGAGTTCTTGATCCACAGGCAGCTCAAGCGATTATTGATCTTAGGACTAAGGCTATAGAGCTTGCAAATCCTGAGTTTATGAGAAAGCGCGTTCAGTTTGAGACCCTGAAGAAAGGTGGAGACTTAGCAGAAGCCGCTTTAGCAGTAATAGCTAAGACAGAAAAACTTGAGGTCCTTGCTAAGGCCTACGACCCATTTAAGAGCAAGGAAACTGGAGAGACTATTGTTCAAAGCATTTTGCGTGCTCCAGACGGGCCTTTGTCGGATCAAGGCGTTCGCATGGCTCGAGCGTTGTCTGAAATGCCGATTGAAGGCTTCGAGGACTTTTTTAAGTCAATCGGATTGACCGATCAGAAACAGGCTCGAAAGCTGTTCGAGGCAATGAAGATTCGACAAGGCTTTGACGTTAGTCGCGTTCGTGGCTCTCGATCTGTTCAGTTATTTTCTAAAGCCGTGAACGGTCTTGTTCGGATTATACGACTTGATAGCCCAACTAGCTCCGAAGGGGCAAAATGGCTTGGTGATCTACTTAAAAGCATGGGGCCTTTTATTGGCGCTCAGATCGACACAACTGGTGGAAGCGTAGCCAAGTTCTTCCTGAAACGAATGGCCGACATGAGGGGGGTCTATACCTTCGAGAAGTTCATGCGAGCCGTACCTGAGTCGAGCCGACTCTCAATTCAGATCGGTGAGTTTATCTCTCGAATGGCCGACGAAGTGAGGCAGCAGGCGGTCAATGAAGTGTCGGCTGCTAATATCCCATCTGTAGTTGACGATATTATGTCCAGCTCTCTGTCTCCCGTAAAAAAGGCCAGAGCTTCGCTACAAGTAAAGAATGGGTTTATTGAGGGCGAGTTGCTTGCGGACCTTATGGAGTCTGGGATGCCAAAAGCGAGCCGACCTCTTGCTGCCAGAATGGTAAGGTTTACGGAATGACCCCGTGGATTCAAAAGCTACCCTGGGACGTGATCGAGGAAGTGTCGCAGGAGCAGAATGTTCCAGCAGCAATCCTAGCTGCAATCGTGCAGACCGAGAGTGGCGCAAATCGACACGCCATTCGCTTTGAGCCGCATTACAAGTATTTGTATAAGACCAAGGAAAACGCTCAGGATAATCGGATCACTGAGGCAACCGAGACCGTCATGCAAATGACGAGCTTCGGCTTAACGCAGGTGATGGGCGCCGTTGCTCGAGAGCTAGGGCTTAAGGGTACGATCTTTCAGCTTCTCGAGCCAGAGGTGAATCTTACCTACTGCGCTCTGCTGTTAAAGAGACTGGCTAAAAAGTACACTCAAAAGGATGACTTGATCGCAGCCTACAACGCTGGAAGCGCGATTAAGGGCATGGACGGGAAGTACAAAAACCAACAGTATGTTGATAAAGTGAATGGATTCCTGGCCGACATTAAAGCCAGTAACAAGGGGTAATCATGGAACAGATTATGCGTATTCTCGGTCTCATTGTGGAACACGGTCCTGCTATCATTTCTGCGTTGGTAAGCGTGCTGAGCGCCCTGGTCGCTCTATTCATGCTGATCCCTGGCGAGCAGCCTGAAAAGGCTCTGCAGGGGGTTGTGGACTTCGTGGCTAAGTTCAGCCGGAAGAAAGTCGAATGACATTTCTGGGAAGCTTGTTTACTCTTTTGAAGAGTCTACCCGCTATTGTGAAGCTAGTTACAGAGCTTGCGGAGTGGATGAAAACCACCTTCGGAGATGATCCTGCCAAGTTTTTGATGGACTCCTCTGAAATCTTTGAAAGGGCTAGAAATGCTAAAACTCCTGAACAAAAACAAGCTGCTGCTGGTGACATTGCTCGCCTTATCCGTAGGCTCTAGCGCCTGTGGAAGCGGGCCTAAAGTCACGGTCTGCCTTGTAGACGTTCAATCTGGTGGTCTGCAGTGCAGCGATCCAGATAATAACGTGGAGTTCATCCCGTTTGCTCATGCTGACGGATATGTTTCTCTCCGTCAGAACGACTTCCAGAAGCTGATGAACTACATCGCCAACAAGTGCGTGAAGTGATTTTATGGCTGAAGCAGAGGATACGGTAGAAAAACAGCAGAAAAGAATTGAAGCTCTTGCAGAATTAGCAAAGCAACAAATGTCTTTACCTCCCGTATCCTCTGACGCTTTTCGAGAAAGCTCAGCACAAGAGCGTCTAGGTCTTTTAATTGAAGGCCTCAGATCGCAAGCTGAAGTTCCTGAAAGTCAGGTTCCTATTAGGTGGCAGGATCCAGGCCCGTCTTACTATGTTCCGGGTAGAAAAGCTGCTGGGGCGTTTCGACCTGGAACAAAAGACATTATAATGGATCCAACTCTTAAATCAGAAGCGGCGGACGTTGCCGCGCACGAGCTTCTGCACGCGAAAGAGTTTTTAGGAGCAGAAAAAAAACAAACTCCTGAAGGCCACTTCGCAGGACAGAAAAAGGGCCAAGCTCGCCATGAGTATTTGAGTGAAGTTATTAACAAGTGGAAAAAAGAAACTAAGTTTCCATACGAGGAACGACTCGAGCAATTAACTGGCCTTAGGGACACGGCGGAAGCTGAAAGGCTTTTGTGGCCAAAGGTAAAGAAATGAAAGAGTCCTCGATCATTCAGCTTGTTCTGACTCTCGCCACGATACTTGGCGGGGGGGCTGGCATGGTTGG